CTCTTCGTAACAATCCTTCGAAGCCTTCTACTTGACGTAGACCGGCTTCGACCTGGAACGAAAGGGCTTGATCGTGACTTAGTCACGCTCGAGGCACGTATTGAACACGAGGGTCCTGCCTTCTTAGGCACGGCCCTTTGTGCACTTGGACATGCTCTCGACAGAGGCATATCCACGGGCACGTTCGTCTGTCCTGTAGGATTTAAAACCCGACCAGGATCGAAGCTCCCCCGATTATTCGGAGGTATCTTCAACGATGTGTTCGATGACGCAACCGGAACCATTAAGGATCGCGACTGCACGGAGGATGTCAAAATCCTCCGGCAGTTGCTCTTCTTTCTGGAAAAAGCTTGCGACGGATTCGGCCCGATCAGTAATGCTCGAGTCGAAGACGACCGCAAACTTTTGTTTGGTAGATCAGTCGATAGGGAGCTTAGCTCCTTTTCGGAAGGATCATATCAGCCGGATCTCCCGTTTGGTTCTTCAAAATCTTGATGATTTTGTCGAATTGGAAGGGAAACACGGCCCGGGTGCAGTTGCGGAAGGCTGTAAAACCAACCAGAAGTGGGTGGCTTTGGCAGCTGGTCTATCTGATTTAGACCCCCGCTTAGAGAATATCGGTTATGATACGGTCTACGGACTATATCATGATCGGATCCTCGAGAGCGGTCTCCGTAGCTTCCTTGCTAGCACAGTGGCAAGACTCGTTACTGTTCCTAAAACTTTCACAAGTTTAAGAACAATTACGGTTGAACCTGCACTGAACCAGTTCGTTCAGCAGGCTTACAACGCGCATCTCAGGAATGAGATCGATCGTTGTGCCGTGATGAGTAAGTGTCTTACACTTACCTCTCAAGAACCTAATCAGAAATTGGCTCTTGAAGGATCCCTAACCGGTGACTGGGTCACTGTCGACTTGAGTTCTGCGAGTGATCGCCTATCAACTGAACTGGTTGAAACAGCTTTCTCTCACAGACCGAGATTTCTCTCGGGTATCAAATCGTGCCGTACTCCCTCAGTTCTAGTTCAGAAGAAAGAACTGTTACTGAAAAAGTACGCCGGCATGGGTAACGCTACGACTTTCCCAATTCAATCATATGTGTTTGCGCTTGTCGCGCTCGCATCTATGGTTGGCGTACACGAAGACGTGACGCTAAGAAAGTTGCAGACGTTAGCTAGCAATGTTCGCGTTTTTGGTGATGACATCATCATTAAGCGCGAGCATTATCCAGCGTTTGCTATGTGGATTGAAGATGTTGGTCTAAAGATCAACGTCTCAAAAACTTTCACGGAAGGTTTCTTCCGTGAGAGTTGTGGCATGGATGCATATAGAGGGACGAAAGTCACCCCTATATATCTACGTCACGATCCACACAATACCGCAACGGATTCCAGATCCTTTGTTAGTGTACTATCCACGTGTAACCAGCTATGGTTAGACGGGATGTACTCTACCTCGGACGCTCTTAAGAAGATCTTAGATAAGGTTAGAACCTTACCTCTGGTCAACCAAGAGTGCCCGGGTCTGGGGTATCACACCCATCAAGACCTGTGTCAACGACAACGTTGGTCAAAGACACTACATAGGTACGAAGTTAGGACCTATGTTCCTATTCCTGTAAGGGAAAAGGATGAAATTGACGGGTATCCGGCACTTCTGAAGTACTTTCATTCTCCTCGTTCAGGGGAGTTTGAGAGTAAACATTTAGTGCAATCCGTTCGAAGATTCAATTTGAGTCTCCGAAAGCGGTGGGTGCTAGCAGCGTAAGCTGCTATTTATATTGATCTTACAATCAATAGCGGAGGAAGGCAAGGTTG